AAAACTATTAATGTGTTAGGACATATCATTTCAACAATAGGTAATTTATCATATCTAACTTTTTTTAAAGTTTATTTATGTTCTTTTGACATCTTTTTACTAAAATTCCAATGTTTCCCATGTTCTAACTTATATCTGTAACTGAAAGTTTCTTGTTTATTTTTACCAAAATTTGGATTTTTACTTCCTTCCCATCTTTTAGAATTAATACTATTTAATTTTTCACGTAGTCCTTCAACATCTTTAAAAAGATTTCCACCGATCCCACCGTCCGAAATATTTGTTAATATTCCACCATCTTTTTCTTTTCCATAAAAATTTATTAATTTTTTTTCAACTTCTAAAACATTGTGTTCATTATCTGATTCATAAATAATTAAAAAGTTAGGGTCAAAACCATTTTCTTGTAATTTTTTAATTTTATTGAATTTATGAGGATTAACAATTTTAGTTAAATTTTGTTTTGTTTCTTTATAATGTTTTAAATGTCGTTCTGTTTTGTTTTTAGATTTAGAATCTCCTTTACCTACATAAAAAGGTCGATATTCTACAGAACAATATTCATTGTCATATCGACCTTTAATCATATCATCTAATAACATATAAACGTAATATCTCATATATATAAATATACAAATAAACTTAAAACAACTATTTGTACAATTCTAAAATATCATCTTCTTTTAATTCATCAGCTCTAACATAACCTCTATTTTTCGTAAAAATTAAATGATCTGGAGTACATTTGATACTGAATCCAGTATTTTCATCAATAATTTCAAGGACATCTGAATTTTTTCTTGTTAACATACCCGCAGTTATTAAACTAAATTTACCACCTTCGGTTAATACCATTAATTTTTCTGATTGTTCAATTAGTTCAATAACTTCACTAATCGGTAAATTTTGAATTTTTTCATTTTCTCTTTTAATAGTTAAAATGGTATCACCAACAACACAACAAAGATTAGATTGTTTAATCGTACCAATATTCTGATGGTTTGTCTTTTTGTTAGCATTATCTTTAGAACATAGGTAAGGAACACCAGTCTCAATCTGAGCTTCAATCACTTTAGTCCAAATATCTTGAGCTCTAACTTTCTTACCAATACCCAATTCAACAGCCTTATTATAGACATATTCATATTCATCCCCATATACCTCGTGTAATGCCGGTAATCCTGATTTTTTGATGTCGTTGGGACAAAATAAATACCATTCCCCATCTTCCTTCACCGCTCTCATAAAGTTGTCAGGAATCCACAATGCAGTGAATAAATCCCTAGCTCTTAGTTCTTCAGCTCCAGTGTTCTTTTTAATGTCCAATAGGTCAAATATGTCCTTATGCCAAGGTTCTAAATATATTGCAGCTGAACCTGGTCTTCTACCTTGTTGATTAAAAAATCTTAATGATTCATTAACAATTTTAAGATATTTTAACAATCCACCAGCATATCCACCTGATGTACTTAATCTACTTTCTTTACTACGAATATTTGACATACAAAGTCCAATACCAGCGGCATCAGCAGAATATGTTGATATATCAGTCATTGTATTTAATAACCCCTCTCTACTATCATCATCATTAAAATGTAATACACAAGATGCCAATTGTGGAATCTTTGTACCAGAATTAATCATAATAGGTGTGGCGGGAGATATAAGTTGATTTGATAAAGATTTGTAGTACTCAATAGCTTCATCAAATGATTTTGTTACCCATAATGCAACCCTCATATACATATGTTGGGGTCTTTCAACCGTAACACCTTCAGGAGTTTTTAACAAATACATTTCATATAATGACCTCCAAGCAAAGTAATCAAAGTTATAATCATTTTCGTGATTAATAACCTCGTCAATGTTTGATTCACCATATTGGTTAATTGTGTTTATTAACTCTTCATTAACAATTCCAACTTTGGCCAATGATTTCATTGTTTGACTAAAACTCTCATTGGTTTCTTTGTGATAAGAGGATATTGCAACAGAGGAAGCCAACCTTGAATAATCATAGTGACTTCCGGTATATGATGCGGCAATCTCGTAAATCAATTTATCCAATTGTTTTGTTGAGATGATACCCTCAGTTGGAACTGATGTAATAACCTTAATGAATATCTGATCGGAATTAACATTAAGGTTTTTACTTGCTCGTTTGATTCTTGTTTGTATCTTGGTGGGGTTGAATGATACAACTTCCCCATTTCTTTTTTGAATTCTTAGTGACATAGTAATAATTTTAAAAATCGTCTGTAAATGAAATAGTTTCGTTAAGTTTGGCTTTTTGATACTCAACCGTTCTTGATTCAAAGAAGTTACCCTTGGTTTCAACGGCAATCTGTTCCATAAACTTGAATGGTTGTTCAACATTAAAGTGTTTATTACATCCCAACTTAACCAATAAACCATCAACAACAAATTCCAAATATTGTTTCATTAAGTTGGAGTTCATTCCGATTAATGATACTGGTAGTGATTCTGTTATAAACTCTTTTTCAATCTCCAAAGCTGACAATAATATTTCCTTTATTCTTTTTTCACTTGGTTTGTTATCAACGTGATTATTTAAAAGATGAATTGCGAAATCACAATGTAAGTTTTCATCTTTAAAAATCAATGAATTTGCATTACAAAGACCTTGCATAATCCCCCTTGATTTCAACCAAAATATTGAACAAAATGACCCTGAAAAGAATATCCCCTCAACCGCAGCAAATGCTACCAATCGTTCTTGGAATGATGCTTTCTCAATCCAATTTAACGCCCATTTAGCTTTTTTCTGAACCGCTGGTAATCTATCAATCGCATTGAAACATTCGTCCTTTTCCTTTGGATTTGATATATAAGTATCAATTAATAAAGAATACATTAAAGAATGGATATTTTCCATCATCAATTGAAATCCATAGAAAAATTTTGCTTCAGGGTATTGTACTTCTCGGTAGAAGTTCTCAGCCAAGTTCTCATTCACAATACCATCAGATGCTGCGAAGAATGACAATATGTTTTTGATGAAGTATTGTTCGTTCTCAGACAAGTTCTGCCACTCTCTGATATCACCAGTCAAATCAACCTCTTCAGCTGTCCAAAATGCCGCCTGGTGTTGTTTGTAATACTCCCATATGTCGTGATATTGGATGGGGAAAATAACAAAACGATTTGGATTTGATTCTAATATTTTTTCAGTCATAATTAATTTGTGTTTTCTCTTTGTTTTCGTTTTTCTAATAAATCTTTAATTCTTTGTCTATTGTTCTCTTCTTTTTGTTCTTCGTGTCCCAAGAATGTAACGGATGATTCAGTATCAATGTCCAACATACCATTATCAAACTTACAATTTTCAAAAATAATTCCATCATCACCAATCCTTGATTTCGTAATCGCAATTGTTGCCAATTTCATCTCTTTTTGTTGTAATGTTTTTGCCACAGATATAATAACGTGACCAACTTGAGCCTTCTTAATTGAACCCCCCATTTGATCCGTTGTTACCACCTCTGATGATATTGAACTTCTATTACCCTGTGTTGCAGTCCATCCAACCAAACTCAATTCGTGACACATTGCTTCAAATGCTCTCATAACTGAGCCCTCTGACTTCCATTCATCACCCAAGTTCTTCTCAGGTACAACACAATCAATGTAATCCAATAATATCATATCAATCTTAATACCTTCAGCAATCTTCTTTCTGACAATATTTTTGATTTGACTCATTGTCATTGTATCAGATGGAAGTTTTTCCAATATAAGTTGGTTATCCATCTTCTGTTCAATTTCTTTTACCTTTCTGATAACCTCATCTTTTTTGTTTGACATATCATCAGGATGGATTTTAGTCCACAAGGTAAAATGTTTTCTTTGAATAACCTTGGGATTATCTTCAAAAAATATTTGAAGGACATTATATCCCAAATTAAATGCGTTATTGGCAATCTTGGTTAAGAATGTTGATTTACCAACACCGGTTGGGGCTAATACCACGCCAATTTCACCTTTTGCCAAACCACCCTTTAATAATCGGTCAATACCAGCTATTCCCATTGGGATTGGATGTCTAAAATCTTCATTCAATACATCATCCAAATTGGAGAATACATTTAACATCCCATCATCTACTAGACCCACTTGTAATGCTCCTCTAATCATTTCTTCAAGGGTATCATAACTCTCAAACTCACCCCCATCAATGACCTTTTGTGCCTTGGTAATTGCTTTCTGTAATTCTTGTTGTTTACAAAACTTTAAGGCTTTCTCTTGAACGAACTCACCCCCAGATAATGGTGCTTCTTTAATCTTTTTAATTGTATCAATAACGATTTTGGCAACATTCTCTTGTTGGAATTCTGCCTTTGTGATTTGTTCCAAGGTGTCAAAAGTGGGAACACTGTCCCACTTTTGTTTGTATTCCTTAATCATCTGAACGATGAGTTTGAAGTATTTGTTTTCGAAATAATTCGGTTCTAAAACATCTACAATTGACCTTGAAAAGTTATTATCTAATACAATTTGATTAATGAGTTGAATCTGGAATGAGCTTCCCAAGTAATCAAAATTTTTGTTAGATGACATAGTTTAAATTTGTTGTATGAATAAATATTACACTCTTGTATTAAGTCCAAGGTAATTGTAAGAAAGGTCTCTTGCTGACAAAAGATTGGTCAAATTTGATAAGATATCTTTTATCGTTTGTCTAATGTCAACTGTGTATCTGACCTTTGGGGGGTAGATTTTTGCATCAAATTTTCTATGACATAATAGTTTGTCACCTTGTTTTAAATATATGTTAAAGTATTCCGGACCATCAACGAAGGATGTGTTCAACATACCTGGGTTATTAATTACGTCATACTGATTCTCCAATAGATAAGTTACCGATTTCATTTTGAGTTGATAGTTCAAACTTTCAACAAGTTCATTCATAAACTCATAAAAATCAATGGAATTCTTTGCTGCTGGATTGTAGTCTTTAACATTAAAAAATCTTTGAACGATAATGTTATCATTTACCATCATCAAAAATTCCAATTTGGTTACATCATGTTGTTCTCTCATTGTTTTGTTATTTTTTTGTTTTAAAATTTCGTTTTTCTTTTCTAGTTAATTTCAAAAATGGTTTTAAAAAATTTACCCAAGCGTCATCACCTTTCGGAAGATATTTAAAGAACCCATCCTCCATCATCATCTTTATTAAGTTTCTATGACCCCTTCCATCAGGATCCAAGGTTTCTTTATAATAAAGTTCAACAGTACTTTTTCCTTCTTCATCAATCAATGGTTGGGACAAATCTACAATCTTTTTATTGATTTCAAAAAATTCTTCACCATAAATTCCTGTCTTAGTTTTTCCTGTTAAAAGATTCTTTAGGACATTGTTATTCTTATCTTCTTTTAAGATGTTTTCCGCCTTTGTAATAATATCGGTAATTGTAATTGCTTCATCAAGTAATTCAGGAAATAATTTGAATAATGTCTTGCCCCCCAAATAATATATCCCATCAATATTGTCTGATTTATCCCCAGCCAATATCTTATATGTCTTAATATTAAAATGTGGAATCCAATATTCTTGAACTTTAATTCTATCCCCATCAGTATATGTCTGTTTAACTCTTGGAGAATAAACTGACACATTTTTGGATATCAATTGGGTTAAATCCATATCACCTGAAAATATGGTTATATTTTCATCAGATGCTATTTGACAATAATAAGCAATAAGATCATCAGCTTCATTGTTATTAATATCCACTTGTCTGATAAACATCTCCTCAACATATTGTTTAACCCTCTGTTTTTGATAGTTAAAAGATTCATCCTTCGGTTCATCTGGTACTTGATTACGATTTCCTTTATATTGGGGGTAAATCAATTTCCTTGTTGAGGAACTGTTCTCACCATCCCAAAATACAATTACCTTATCAAAATTTTGTTCTTCAATGAATCTTCTCAAAGTGTTAAGGAAATGCCAAATTCCTCCAATGTGTTTACCATTGTAGTAATAATCT